AATATCTCGCCTCCTATTATTATTATAACATCACAAAAAATGTAGTGTCAAATGATTTTTTCTATTTTAAAAAAAATTTTAACTTTTTTCAAAAAAAGTATTGACAATACACTGAAAGTGTATTATAATATGTTTAACGTAAGAGATAAGACTAGACCAAACGGCTAGCACTCTAAAAAGGAGAAAATTATGAAAAGATTAGGAATAAACCAAAAAATTATGTTAGAAAAATTAACTAAAGAAGGAAAAATTGAAAATATTGGAAGATTTTATAGAGGCATTGCTTCAAGAAAAACAACAAATGCAGGTCTTATAAGTTTTATAGATTACTGTGTTGAAGAACTAGGTTATAAATTAACACTTGGCAAAAGAGGTGGATATGAAACAGCAGTATTATATAAATAAAAGGAGTTAATGATATGAATAAAAAACAAATATTATTTAATTTAATTAATGAGAAAAAAGCAGATGAATGCACAATCTTAGGCATTCCTTCCAATGAATTATTAGAATATATTATAACAGGTAAAAATATAATGTCTTTATTCAAACAAAAAGGTATTGAAATACCATATGTTTTAGACTCAGAAGGCTTAGAACGTACATTTATAAATGTATATTTATCTCGTACAAATAGTAAACTATGTTCAATAACTATTTCTAATAAAGCAAATATAACTGTTGAATTAGTTGAAAAAATAATGAATACTTTCTTTATAGAAATTGTAGACTTATATCAATTTGAAATACTTCCATATCATATAGAGCTAATAGTTTCTGATGATACATCTATAAAATTTAAAGATATTTTATTGTATATTAATAAAAAACAACAACAAAAAGATATTGCTAATAAATTAAATATTAGTCAACAGCTTATCACTGAACTAAAAAAAGGTAGAAAAAACATGAGTATAACTACTTTATCTTCTTTTATAAAAGAATATCCTTTAATGCCGTGGTTTGAGTATTTACGAGGAATTAATGGCAATGGACTACAATAAAAAAGATTTGAATCGGATTAAAATTTGGTAGATTAACTGTTTTAGAAGAAACTGATAAAAGAGCTGATAAAAATTCTATAGTTTGGAAATGTAAATGTGATTGCGGAAATATTATTGAAGTTTCTTCTAAACGACTTGTAAATCATTTAGTAAGAAGTTGCGGTTGTCTGCAAAAAGAAAGACAAAAGGCATCTATGAGAAAATTACAAACTAGGCAATTAAAAGATAATACTAATATTGATTTAATAAAAAAATCTTCTGCTAATTCTAATAGTAAAAGTAAACATCGTGGCGTACATTGGAACTCATATCATAAAAAATGGGTAGCTGTTATAAATTTTCAATGTAAACCTCATTTTTGTGGATATTTTGACAATATAGAAGATGCAATTAAAGCTCGCAAAGCTGCTGAAGATAAATACTTCAAACCAATTTTGAAAAAATATAAAGAGCAGAACTAAGTCTGCTCTAATTTATTTTGTAATTCATCTATTTCTTGACTTAAATGTATTATCACTTTACTACTTAATTTCTTTTTTAATACAAGTTCATTTAATTTATTTTTCTTCTTATTAAGTGATAGTAGTATATTATATTTCTTCATTTTATCACTTCCCATTTTTATTATATCAATTTTATGTATACTTGTATATATCTTCGACAAATGTAGACAAATTTTTCGACTCTTTATCTGCAAGTACCAAAAACTTGGCTATTGTCTAGTTTTCTTCTTGCTATATAATTTCTGTTTCCAGACTTGCCTACATAGCTTATCCATCTATAACCCTCGCTATCTATATAGCTATCATATTTTACACTTTCACCTTTGTCGTATTGTGCTACAACTTGACCGCTCAAAGATGGACTTCTTCTTACATTCAAGTTATTAACACTTGCTGTAAAAGTTCCGTTTTGAGCAATTCTGTTTCCTGATCTATCAGCATTTAAGCCTAATTTTTTTTGATTGTTAGGTCTTAATACACATATATATCCTGAAAAAGGATTATCTCTATAACCTATAGCTAATCTTTTTATTCCATTTTGGTCATAGTATTTCCCATTTACATCAATTAAACCTATATGTCCATATCCTCCACCGTAATTGCTTCCGTAAACAAGTATATCACCTTTTTGTAATTTAATATTTGAACCTAATTTTGTAAAACCATCCGGTATATTGTAAGCCCAGTCTTTTGCATTTCCACGTGCTTTAAATTGCATACCAAATACTTGATATAAATATTGCTGTATCAAAGATACACATTGACCTTTGTACTTATAATTAGGTGCTGGATTAGCTACACTTCCTTGGGCTAGTCCCCAACTTCCAAATTCTGCTAAATTCATTTTTACTCACCTTCCTCTTCTATTTTAAAAATTTCTCCTTGAAAATCTTTATCCATTTCTTCCATTGTGTTCAGTCCTTTCTTTTATCAACTTTATAATATATTCTATTTCAAAATATATTGTTTGTTCCAAATAGCTTTTAAAAATTAATTTATCATTTTCTAAAGTTTTTTGATAATATTTTAGAATTTTTATAATTCTTCTACTTATCCATTTTTTAGCCAATTTTTGCATAAAAATCGACCTCCTATACGCCAAAATAAGGCTTTAAAATAAGCAAGGTATAGTAATTACACCTTGCTATTTTTCGTTATTTTCTTGATTTTTAGTTTCTACATTTTTCTGATATTGTGTTCCAAAATAAAATGCAATTATTGTTGTAAATATTGTTAGAAATTGTTCTGCGTTTATTATTTTTCTACACGCTAGTACACAAAATACAAGTGTTAATGCTAATGTTACAATACTCTTAACATCTAGTAGTTTTTTCATACTATCACCTCTTTTCTTTTTCTAAAACTGTTATTCTTGTCTCATGATCATTTATTTTTTCATCATGTTCTTTTATATCTGCTTGACTTTTCGCCATGTTTCTATCTAGACTATCTATTGTTGCGTTTAATTTTGTAATAGAACTATTTAGTTTAATAATTGGCGTCATTACTGAAATTAAAGTTACAATAAAACCAAGCAGGAGTAAAATTGAATTGTTATCCATTTTGTTTACACCCCGCTTTCATCTATATTAATATCTTTGTTTATCATATCAAATCACTCCTATTATGTGTTTTTTGTATAATATATAGTAATTTCACCTGTTAAACCAGTTCTATCACTACCCGTATTTATGTATATATTACCATTTACAAACATTACTCCTATGCAACTTGGCAGTTCTGTATAAACGAACGGAAGAGGAATTTGTATACTTGAATCTCTTGCAATTCCATGAAGCTTAGTTACTTTTACATTAGTTAAACCGGTTTCTACTATTTTTCTTGCAGCGTTCGGCAAAGAACCAATATCAATTTTTTTAATGAATACTTGTTTACCGCCTTCATATTCATTTGTTGCGACTTCTTGTCCTACTACTATATTTGTCTTTAACTTATTATCAATTGCTTTAGCACTATATACATTAGTTTCACTTGCTGTACCTGTTTCTTGTATTACATCGCCTTTTATAGCTACTGTATTTTTTGCTTTAATGATGAAATTTAGTGTTAAAGAAGGTTGCAAATTGTTGTGTGCTTGACCTCCACCCGTATTTCTTGTAGAATTATCTTCGCCGGTCATGTTACCAGTTCCCTTTAAAGACGGTGACCACGCTCCACCAGAACCTTTGTTTACGATTTTATTTTCTATATCTCTAAGATGGTTATGACTAGGCATTTCAGATACTGTTAATGTATGTGTCTTTTCTCCGATTGTTTTACCTAATTTGCTGAAATCTGTGTCAGTACTATCTTTCCCTACAATTGTTTTTCCTTTTGCATTGGGCAGAGGGAATCTTTCTTCATCTAGCCATTCAACTCCATCTTCAACATAATTTAATCCAATTGCATTAAATAATTCAGAGTATGTTGTTCTACTCACTACACTACCATCGCACAATAGCCAACCGTTTGGAATTGTATCAGAAGCAAAAGCTACTATTGAACCAATTGGTAACGTGTCGCCGCCAGGTTTTAATACTAGCTCTTTATATGTTTGTGTTGTTTTATCATATATTTTCATAGTTTAACCTCCTATTATATATTTTTTGTGTATTTTAATATTCCCCAACCTGATTTTCCTTTTGGATATCCATAATTTTGATTTATATATAATCTTTTTGTATTGGTATTAAAATAACAAGAAATTGCTTCGTTATTATAGCTGTAAGGAATATCATATTCTTCATTATTAACTTTAAATCTTAATTCTTTATATATAATTGTATCTACTGTATTATCTAATTGTGCAATAGATTCCCATGTACCTAATGTTGTAGGCAAAGTAAACTCAATTCTTTTTAAATATACTCTTTTTCCATCGATATACTCATTTGTAGCAACTTCTTGTCCTGTTATTATGTTTGTTTTAATACCATTATTAACAGCTTGAACGCTTGGTACTGTATTTTCACTATTACTACTTAAGTTTTGTTCAACTTTTGCTAATTCAACTGAATTTTCTCCATCGAAATCACTATCTTCAATTAATATTACTTCTGTTCCCTCTTGTTCTTCTCCAACATATCCAATTTCTTTTTTACCACTTCCATAGCTTTTAAAGTCTGTTTCATCGTAATAATATAATTCTTTATGCTCTAAGTCTGCGTACAAATATAAATTGCTTGGATTTTCTCCTTCTGTTTCCCATGTATTAGTTACAATTGCTGTATATATTTTTGATGTTGTTGTATTGTAGTATTTATCACCCACAGCACATGTCGAAGGTGCTGTATCAGATACCGTTAATAGTTCAATTGTAGGTTTTCTGTTTTTTATAGCTTTTGCAGCATTTTGTTGCATTTTATTTAAATTTTCAGAATTTATTGGCGTAGTTTTGCTTGGTAAATTTTCAAAAACTATTACTTCCATATCATCCATTTTTATTTATCCCCTTTCGTATTTTATTTTTAAATCAACATTTCCTCTTTTTTCAAGTGAAATGGCTTGTAAATATTGAGCGCCAGTATCTTTAATTACTAATTTTCTATCATTTATAACATCTTCATAAGTTGCATCATCTTCGGCAACTTTTTGAAACAATTTAAATTTTAATATTAAATAGTTAAAAGATTTTAAATCCGGATATAAATCTTCGCTTGGATATAAATCATTGCTTGGATATAATCCTTTGGGTGACCATATGTTTTTTATTGAAAATATATTTTCATTTACTTCATAATTTCCATCAATATCATATTCCAATTCTATATTTTCAGGTGTATTTCCAAATCCAAAATTTGTTAACTTTGCATATGAATTATTATATATCGTAGTGCTTAAGTCTCCATTTGTAAACGTTTGAGCTGGAAGTAAACCAGGTATATTGTTTGGATATAAATGAACAGGAGCTTTTATTTTTTCATGTAAACTTGTAAAAATCGCATCTGTGGATATTTCATCTATTCTTGTAATTCTTATCTCTTCGCCGTCTTGTATGTATATATCGTAATTAGATACATCCAAAACAGCTAAAGTTTTTGCTGCGTAAGAAAATGTTGCAGAAAAACCTAACCAATGTATCTTTTTTCCGTTATAATCACTTATTTTTATATTTTGAGCAGTTTTTTTATTATAGTCATAAATATAATTATCTTCTGTATAACAAACATACTTGTTTGTTATTTTATTTTTTGAAGCTACTGTTTCAGTTGACGTATTAAGAATACAAATATCAAATTCACTATTCATAATAGTTGAATTTTCATTAATATTTTTAAAATCACTAAATTTTATTAGGCAATGAGATAAATTCTTTGAATAATTAAAATGTTTATATTGATTTATAAGACTTAATGCATAATTTTCAAGCAAAGTATTCAAAATAAGATTTTTAAAGCAATACTCTTTTTTCCCTATTTGTATATTTACCATTACGTTTTTTATTTTAGCCATTTTCTGTCACCTCATGGATTTCTTTAATTTTTTCTTCTACATATTCTGAAATAATTACAGTTTCAACTTGCTCATTATTTTCTTGTTTTTCTTTTTCTCTGAATAAATCAATAAAATTTTCTAAAACATCTGAACTTCTTAAAGTTATATTCCAATTTTCAACGTTTGAATGTGTAAAAGTTATATCTGTTATAATATATTCTCCTTGTGTTAAAAATTTAGGCAAATCAACTCTGATGATGTCACCAATACTTAAATTCTTATTTTTATCAAATTCTAATTTTAAAATATTGGTTTGATTTGAATTGTTATACATCATACTTCTTACTTCAGAAACTAAATCATCTACAAAGAACCATCTTTCATTCATATCAACAGTTTTTTCTATTACACCAGATTTTGTAATTTTTCCTTTGTTTAACTCGATTTCTTGAGAATTAACAAATTTCATTGTCTTATATTCTAAAGCAGTTTCACTCTTTAACGTTTTTATTGTAACTTGTTGTTCCCCATTATAAGTAAGCCCTGTTATTAAATTTTTAAAGAAATCATCCCTTTTAAGTACAATTATCTCTTTATCATTTCCAGAAAAACTTATTCCTGTTGAAATTTTATATTCATTTTCAGTTAAAGTTATAGAGTATTCTTTATTATTGCTTAAAATAATGTCAAAATTATAATACTCAGTTGAACGTGAATGTGTATCACTTTCTTTTATTTTTCTAATAGTTTCCTCCGATATATCAATAGGATATTTAAAATCTATACTATCTCCTTTTTTTAAAGTTCTTGTTTCAAATAAAGGTTTATTGTTTAATTTATCATCATAATTAGAATAATACCAGCTACTAAAATATACTCTTGCATTTTTCACATTAATTACATTTGCATAATTTACTGCTTCTACGCTAGGTGTTATACTTAATAACCCTTCTACTTTTTCATTATGAGTTAGTGTCATTTTAGGTAACAATCCAAATTGATAATCTATAGAATTTATATAAATACCTTTGTTTTCATCTATATACCACCATAAGCTTTCTGTATTAGATAAGCTGTTCATTACAAATTCAGTTGTTTGCATTAAAAAATTAACTGTTTTCTGTCCATTTCTTACATGTAATTCTTTTATTTCAAAACCATCTAAAAGAAGAGGGCTTAAAGCCCTCCTTATTACTTCTTCTAATTTATATGTACCAATTACAGTCACAACTTTATTTGTAGCCATTTGCATAGGTGATAATAGATTGATTTCAAGCTCTCTAAATTCGTTATCACTTTGTTTCATACTAGGTAGAGTAAAACTATTAACATATCCAGTATAAATTACTGTATTATTTTTCTTTATTTGTACTTCTTGATACTTAATAGGTAAGTCTTCTAAAGTTCTATTAGTAAAATCTATATTTATATCTGTAAATGTAACTTGCCTACTCGATTTATTTAAAGTATAACTATTCAATATTTTAAATTTTTTATTACTATATTGTAAATAAGTCATATTATACCCCCGAAACTCTTAAAGTTTGCGACATATATGGTGAAACACTTTGTCCTACTTTTCTTCCATCTAAATACACATCGGATCTTGATTGGTTTAAGCTTACATTTAAATTTCTATTTACATTTGCTGTTGTACTTAAGTTAGCACTTAATCTTTGTGTTTCAAAATTAACTGCAGAACTCATTTTTTCATATATATTTGATATATCTAATCCATTTGCAATTTTTTCTGATAAATTCTTGCTCGCATTATATAGTTCAGGTGAACTTGCATTCAAAGTTTTTGTTAGCCCTTTTATCATATCAGGCATCCAAGTCTCATATTCTCTAAGCGGTCCTTTATCTGGCCTAGAAAAGTGTAAAAATTCCCTAATTTTACTACCTACATTTTTTGCTGCGTCTCCTATATTTCCCAACATTGACTTTATTCCATTAATAAAACCTTGTATCATATCTTTTCCCCACTGCAAAGCCTTGCCTGGTAATTCTTTGAGTACATTCCAAATTGCTTGAATTATTTCAAATGCAGCCTGTGCAATGCTAGGCAAACAATTTATAATTCCATTTGCTAATTTTACTATCAATTCCCATGCAGCTTGTACAATTTTTGGAGCATTTCTTATTAAAGCTTCTAGCAATTTTTGAATTATAACAGGAGCCTTTTCTATCAAAATAGGTAAAGCTTGTATAAGTCCATCAGCTAATCCGCATTATAAGTTCTATTGCAGCATCTATAAGTAAATCTATATTATCTAGTAGTGTCCCTACTAAAGTAAGTATACACTCTATAGCCATAGGTATAAGCGTTGGCAACATTTGTGCTATACCTAATACTAATTGCGTCAACATTGCAATTCCTGCTTGTAATATTTGTGGTAAATAACTCAATAATCCTGTTATAAAGGTTTGTATTACCTGCAAAGTTACAGGTATTAATTCTGGTAGTATATTTATAATTCCTTGTATCAAGCTATTTAAAATATTGCCTGCACTTTCCATCAAACTTGGTAAATAAGTTATTATACCTACTATAATGTTATTTAATAGCTCTTGACCTAATTTTAATAATTCAGGCAGAGCTTTTGTTATATTTTCAATTATAGACGGTATAGCATCATTCACTATTCTTACTACATTTTTAACTACATCTGTAGCAGTATCAACCACTTGACTTAAATCTCCTGAGCCACTCAAGAAATTATTCCAAGATGCTGACATTGATGCAAAACTTCCTTGTAATGTTGAAGAAGCTTCTTTTGCAGTTGTTCCAGTTACTCCTAATTCTTCTTGAATAACATGTATTGCAGTATATACATCACTTAAATTATTTATATCATATTTAACACCAGTTAGTTTTTGTGCATCTTTTAATAATCTTTCCATTTCGGTTTTAGTTCCACCATAACCTAACTTAAGATTATCAAGCATTGTATAATTTTGCTTAGCAAAACCTTGATATGCAAATTGTATAGATTCCATTGATGTTCCAAACTTATTTGCATTATCTGACATGTCTTTTAATGCCATATCTGCAACATCAGCAGCTTTACTTGTATCTCCACCTAAGCCTTGTAGTAAACTTGCTGAAAAACTTGTTACTGTTTGCATATATTCTGACGCACTCATGCCAGCAGTTTTATAAGCATTTTCTGCATTTTTAATTACTTTACTTGCATTATCTTTAAAAAGTGTTTCTACACCACCTATTTGCTGTTCAATTTCTCCTCTAGCATTTACACTTGCAGTTACTAAACCAGCAAAAGCAGTACTCACCGTACCTATTGCAACAGTAACACCTTTTAAAGCTGTTCCTGCTATATTTCCAATTTTACTTAGTCCACTTTTTAGTCCATCATTGTCCAATTTAGTATCAATTGTAATTGAACCATCACTTGCCATATTCTCACCTCATTTCAAAAGATAAGTCAGGCTCATAAGGCTCAATTTAAAGACTTTTTATTTTTATTTCTATTTCCTTTTTACAGTTTTTACACAAAAAAAAGATGCCTTTAGAATAAGCATCTTCATTATATTTTATTATTTTTTTCCCACAATTAGGGCATTTATACCATTTTTTCATTTTAAACTTTCCAACTTTTTCCGCAATTTTGACATACTGCCATTGAACCATTTTTCACTTTAGAGTTTTCTTTTCGACTTGGAACTAAAAGCCATAGCCCACAAGTACATAATATTAACATTCCTCTTGTAATTGCATGCAATATACCAGTATGATTAGTTTTTATTTTAGTATTTACTACCTGCACATTTACATTTTCACTTCCACATTTTTGACACTTCATAATAAAACAACTCCTTTACAAATATATTAATATATTAGCACGTTTTGTCACAAAATGTTGTCAAATTTTGTCGAACGATATATTTTTACCACAATTCTTCTGCAAAATCTGCTTCTTTTTCTTCTTCTGTCCTCATGTCAGATAAGTTATATAATCTTTTTAATTTTTTATATCTAGCTTTTTCCTCTTTATCTTTTATTTTAGATAAATCAATTGCTCTATATCCCATTATTTCTACAAAATGTGTATTTTTATTTAAACTATTAAATAAAGCTTTAAATTTCCACCAATGCAAATATTTTATATTATTTAAGTCTATTTTATATTGCTCCATGAATGCACTATAAATATATTCATCATCAAACTCATAGCTATAAATTTGTTTTTTTTTATTCTTTCTATCTTCACTATTATAATATTGTTTTATTTCTTTTCCACATCTATAAAACCATAAAATATCATCTATTGCTTGTCTTATATCTTTTATTTTATCTAAATCATAATAATATAATCTTAATGCCTGCATTATTTTATCTTTTTCATTTATTTTCCTATCTTGCATTAGTAGTTCAAATTTAATACTTTCTCTAAAGTCTGTCCTTATTTTTAATCCAGTTTGTGTAAAGCAAGGTAATTTATCTAATAAAATATTTTTATTCATTAGTTCCTATTTCCTTTGTGATTTTTACTATAACGTCTTTGTTCTCTATTTGGTTGATATCTATCATATGTAGCTTGTAAACCTTTTTGTTGTTCTACTTTTTCTTTTATTACTTCCTCAAAAACTTTTATATGTTCCTCTAAATTATTTTTATTTCCAAATAACTTTTGAGAAATACCTACTCCAAATACATTATCAAAAAAATTATTAATTATTTTACATTCTTCTCTTATACACTCGGCTAAAGACATCTTTTGTTTCCCTTTTTCTTCACATTCATGTTTTAATTTTTCAGCTTCTTTCTCAAATCTTTCAATATCATCAGCGTCTAATAAATTAAACTCTACTTCTATTCCTTTTTTTTTCATTTTACTACTCCTTTATACAAAAACAAGTGCAGATTTTATTCTGCACTCTCTTAAGCACTTATTGTAGCTTTTTTTCCATCTTCGCTTATTGTTGCTGTTACTTTTTTAAAAGCACCTTTTGCTTTTAAAGAGCCACTGTATGTGTAAGCTTCTGTACTATCTCCATCAGAATCCGGTACTACTGCATAGCTTCTTACTCTTGCTTCATATCCTCCACTTGTTGTCGCTTTAGACTTGTCTACGACTAATACTTTTACTGTAGCGTCATCTCCAGTTAGCTCATCATCAGTTATTTTAGCAATTTTTTCATGAACTGGATTTCCACTGTATTGGTCAAACGCATACGCTTTTTCTTCAGAATAACCTGTTACATCAGTTGTTTCACTTTCTTCATCGACATATTGTCTACTATATTCTTTTGGATTTTTAGATGTAGATATTTCAGTAAATTTGCGCATTCTTTGAAAATCTTCTGCTTCTGATGTTCCTACATCCATAAAAGCAATTTTATCACTTCTTTTTACTATTTTTTCTGACATTTTTGTTCCTCCTATTCTTCATCATATTGACAATTCATTTGTATAATATAAATTGCCGTAGTTTCAGTTTTTTGTAATAAGTATCCGTGGACTTGTACAAGTCACTTCTCTTATTCCATCAATTTTAGGTAGATTATCTAAAACATTTTGTTCTTCTACCCATTTCATAAAATCTTCACAAAATTTAGAATTTGCCAAATTAATTATTGCTTTACTTGATAGTGGGGCTTGTACAGAAAAATCAAATGCAATTTGTTTGACTTTGCTTCCATCAGTATATTTCTTTACAATTGGATTAACTGGTGTTTGATCTATTGAATAACTTTGTGGTTTATCTTTCAAATAATCTACATTTATTTTACCGCCATTTAATGAGGGACATATTTCAATCCACTCTTTTATTAGTTGCATCTTAGATTTTTCCATTATATGCCTCCTTTTTTTATAAAGTTTTTTATATTTTTACAAATTTCTTTTCCTCTATCATTCCACATACGTTTATCCCATTTTGCACCACGTTTAGGTGCACCGCTATATTTTAAATTTTTATTAGTAACTTTTTTTGGCGCTTTTCCAACCATAACTTTCCCGTGGTATTGATAGCGTGAATATGGAGAATTATATTTTATAGAATGATTATTAGGATGACTTTTATTATTTTTTAAAGTGCTCTTTCGAAAAGGAATATAAGGATCAGAATAACGTTCTACTTCATTTCTTAAAAATAAATTAACTGCTCCATCTTGTTGCAAACCATGTCTTTTAAGGATTTGATCTATTGGATTTAGCTTTATTTTTACTTTAAAATTTCCACTTGACATTATTCAGCAACTCCTATTTTAAAATGTTGTAATTTTCCTTTTCTATTATCATCTACACTCACAACCTTAAAAATTTGATATTTTCTCATCAGACTATTAAAATCAAATTCCTCATTAATTACTCCTTTGATTATATAATCATCTGTTTTAATATCTATATTTTCCGTTGTAGGTATGTAAATTGTTCCTGTACTAGCTGTTTGAACACCTTTATCAACTTGATTATTTTTTTTATTATGCCTAAAATAGACTTGCTTAAAATGTATTATAGAAACACTCTCATCATCTTTAAAATGATATACGGTTATTTGATGTATAAAAAATTTCTTATTCATAATCACTTACCTCTATATAGTAAATAATTACTATCTTTTCCTACTACATCCCATAGTTGCTCTTTTAAAACAATCTCTTTTTTATTAGCATATTCTTTTTTTATTTCATCAGGTGTAGAGTATGTTTCACTCCATCCTTCTATATTTTGCGATTTTAAATTTCCTATTTCAGATAGTTTTACATTTTGCTCATTAATTAAGTCAATAATTAAGCAAGTAGCATATTTTACTTGCCCAGGAATATTGTTTATATCAATTCTTCCAAAAGTTCGTATATTAATATAACTACTTGCCTCTATTACTAGTCTATTAAAGTCATCAGGTATGCTATCAGCACCTAACAACTTAATATATTCTTTTTCGTCTATGTATTTAAGCATACCTTATCAACTCCTTATTCTCTTAAGCAAAATCTACTAATAAATCTTTATCAAGCTCTTTTATACCATATATAATATCAAAAGAAACTTTATCAGTTTTAGTTTTAGAATCATAATCAAATACAACCCTAACTGCTAAACCATTAGCAGATGCGATTGCAGCTTTAGCTGCTCCTTGTGGAAGCTCTAGTTGTCTTGTTACTAATGCAAGACCATTTCTATGGAAACCAAGAGAATGAGCTTTATTTACTATTGTAGCATCAACTGCAGTAGTTATACCAAAAGGTATTTTTTCTGTTACATTTAAAGTTCCAGCACCACTTGCTAATGTTACATCTTCTGCACATTCAAATAAATATCCATTAACAATAAGTTTATCTCCAGTTTTTATTGTTCCTGTTGCTGCACTTCCATCAGAAATTGTAAATTTAGTATCACCTTTTGTACAAGTTACTTTATAAGATTTTACTGTTCCTGCTGTTTCAGAATTATTTTGAGGTGCATTTTGGCTCATAAATGAGTTCATTGTATAAACTCTTCCGATTTCTGATTCTTTTAAAGCTTCAGAATCTCCTTTATAACATTGTTTAGCAAAGTTGTCTAAAGTATTATATTTATATAGTGTATCTACTGCTAAAACAAGATTTCTTTGTTTATCTCTTGGTGCTTTTTTATTATCTAATGCTTTAGCAACATTAGCAATATCTTTTATTTCAGGTGTTGTAGATACAGATACCTTTGAACCAGCTTTTTCAATACCCACTGTTAATAAGTCAACATCTACTGCTTGAGCAATAGCTGATAACGCTGGTGTAATAACTTGTTCGCTAAAATCTTTTATATCTAAAGTCATTTCTTTAGATGATACAGGAACTGTTACATCTCTATATCTATCCATTTTTACTGGGACTGAACCTTCTGAAATTTCTTGTTCTTCTGTTTCTCCTATAAAGTTTTTAGCAACAAATTTTGCAGGCTTTCTTACTGTTATAGTATCACCTACATTTACAAACTCTTTTGAATAATCTCTATGAACTAAATTAGCCATAGTTAAATTAGATTCTAAAACCATTAATGCTTCTTTAGCAATAATTTCTGGTGTTAATATTTTATTTCCCATTTTTATACCTTCTTTCTATTAATTTTGTTTTCTCCAAGCTTTATATGTTTCGTAGTCCATTTCATTAGGATCGCCTGATATAATGCCTGGTTGTGAACCCGGTGTTTTATCAGCAAAATTTGGCTTTGGTTTTGTATCTGTAAAAGCCTCAGAATATTGTTCTTTAAAACCTTTTACTAATTCTTCTCCACCAAGTAATGTATCTCCATCGAATTTTAGTTCTTTTTCTTTAATTCTAGAGATAACTTCTTTTTTGTAAATATCATTTTTTAAATTTAATGTATTTACATATTTATCGAGCTTATTGTTATATTCCATTTCTGAAATTTTTGCTTGATAATCTTTTTCTGCCGTTTCAAATTTTGTTTTGTAATCTTCAGCAGATTTTTTGATAGCATCTATATCCATAGATTTATAACTATCAATTTCTTTGTTTGCATTAGTTAATAATTCTTTTGTATTATTAACTTCAGCCTCGAGAGTTTTTACTTTTTCATTTGCCTTGTTGATATCCTTTCCATTTTCATCCATTATTTGGTCAATTACAGTATCTTCAAGACCTAATCCTTTTAAAAATTCTCTTTTCATAATTTGATCCTTTCTTTTGCTACACTTTATTACGCTGGTCGTATCAGCTTGCTCACGTAGATTTACGTCATTGCGGACAAACAAAAAGAGACTAGAATTTTACTTCTAATCTCTTAATAACTATATAAAAAAAGAACTAGATTTTACTCTAATTCAATTTATCCTTAATATTATTATACCAATAACTAGACTTATCAATATCACGTTTTGGGCAATCATACTTTTTCGCATATCCATATTCTTTTGGTCTATCTCCATATACTTTACATTTAAATCCTTCTTCAAAATTCTTACATACTTTGCATATTGGTGTTATAACGTCAAAATGTGGATCATTTTCTATACTCATACTATTACTTACTTCTTTTTTCATTCTAATGCCTCCATATCAAAATAATATTTGCCATCTTTATAAATAATATTATTAACAAAAAATTTTGTATTTCTTTTTAATAAAACTTCATCTTGATATTTATATTTTTCAGTTGCATAATCTTTTATTTCTATAGCTCCTTTATATCCTTTAGGTAGTTTGATACTCATGATAATATTTCTTCCTTGATCTTCTGCTTTAATTTTACTTGTTGATACAAAAGCTCTATCACTTATAATCTGATTTTTTAAACCTAATATTACCGATTGATCTACACTTTTGTTATTTTCAAACCCTTTCAAACTTTGAATTATTGTTCCTCTATAAACATTTGTTTCATTCAATAAAGGCTCTGCTTTTTGTATTACAGAATCAAGAATATCAATTTTACTTTGAATATCTGAAGTTATATTATTAAGTCTTATTGCTTTATTTATATTTGTAGCATCAAATCTTGTATAATTTTTGATAGTATTTTTCTCTTTATCTGTAAGTATTATATTACTTTTATCATTAATTTTCAACTCTTCCAATTCTTCATCGGTATATACTCTACCCATTCCTTCATAATATGGAAACATTGAATGTCTACAATTCCAACCACCTAACCCAGGACCTGTACCATAGCCAGTAACTTTAACTAAACTAGGATATTTTTTACTTTTACCACTTCTACTGTATATTTTTCCTTGCCATTCAGCATGTTCAGGTCTAGCTCCACTATGTGCTGTAACTTCTACTAAATCGCAACCGCATTTCTTCTGCTCTTAATTCTTGCATTTTCAAACAAGTTTGATTTACTCCAGTCATTACAGCACGCTTTACTGCACTCTTTATATTTAATCTGTATCCACTATCATATTCTACTTGTACACCATCACCAAACTTTTTTACAGCTTTTTTTATTGCTGTATTATAATCAAAGGCACCACTTGATATTTGCATATATGCATCGTTGCACACTTCAATAAATTTTTCTTGACTAGTATTTGCAGTTGTAAGTGTTAAATTATATAAACTACCATTTGTTTTATTCAAAGTATTTTTTAAGAGATTTAACATTGTAGTTTGTTGCTTTATAGGTATAGGATTTAATCCTTGCTTTTTATATATTTTATCATCATATTTTAAAGCCTCAATAGCACTATTTTCAAATGTTTTCTTTACTATTTTTTCACTTACTCCACTATATTTTGCTACTTTTTCTATAATATCATCATATAATAAACCAGCTTCCTGAGCCACTCGTATTTGAAATTTAGCACTTTCTGTCATTTCAAAATCAGTGCTTTTTAATCTTCTTACTATATCTTTTATTATGCTATTTTCTAATTTAGAATATAAAACTATTGCTGCATCTGCAACGTGTAAAAGTGTTTCAGGAGTTAACATTATATCACTCCTCGCTAAATATTTCATTTTCAGATTTTTCTTGTTTTATTCTATCAAGCTTTTCTTGTGCTTGTTCTTCTGTAAGTCCATATCTCCACATTAAATAGTCTAATTTGCTACCAAGTCCAAGGTTAGTCTCCTGCAACCTTATTCTTTGTTCAGACTCTGTATCAACAATTATACTATCATCCCATTCAGCAGATACTTCATATTCACCTGCAGGTGCTAATTCATATAAATCACAATATACATCTAAAATATATACAAGATGTTTCAATGCTTTCTCTAAGCTATTTTGCATTTGTGATACAGAAGCATAAGAACGTTGCTTACTTGCATTTATCTCTGTAGCTGTCTTATCAACTGTATTTGGGTCAGAAATAGTTCCATATGCTAAATTGCATTGAAACTCAATTTCTTGTTTTATTTTATTTAATCCACGTATAAATCCCTCATCTCTTAAAGTCGGACTAAATTCTTTATAGAATCCATCTTCTCCAGTGTTTAATGTTTTTACTATTTTACTTCTTCTTTCTTTTCCTTCTTGATTTCTTAATGCATCAATGTCAGCATATACACTTCTTTCAGCACTTTCATATTCATAATCAAGTCTGCTTGCTTGTATATCAGCTTTTCTTATACTATCAATTGCTTTATGATACACAGATGGTCCTAAACAAGATTTAGTATCTATATTATTACTTAAAGGTACCTTATAATAAGCAAATAAAGGTCTTTCTATATTTTGTATAATTGTTTTTTCAGATAATTCACTCCATTCTGTAACTTCAGATAAAGAACTAATTCTGCCTAACATAGTACTATTATAGCTTTCGGTTACATATACTTTATTCTCTATAATATAATCTGTGCCTTGTAACGTATGTGTTTCAAGCCTAGTATATATCTTATCCCCTTTTGTAATTTGACTACTAAATACCATGCTTGTTATATTACCTGCACTATCAAATTTAAGAGGTTTACAATCTGTTTGGGGTATATAATCTATGTAGAATTTATTTGCCTTGACATATGGCTTGAAAAAGCCTCCGCCTACTGCGTTAAACAATGCTAATTCTGATTTTAAATCTTCTAATACTTTTTGATAATGTTGATTGATATAATCTGCCCTTGTACTGCCTGTAACTTCAGATTTCATTTCTAAAGTAATAAGTCTTGCAAATTCTTCAGCTATACTTGCTCCTAATTGTAAACTTCTTACTTCTTCATTTAACCAAGGAGCATTATTTGTAAATATCTTTAACCATAAATTCATTGCTCTATCCATTTCATTTGAAATTGCTGTTTTTACTTTTAACGCATCTTCTATTGTAGACTTACTTAACATCTTGTCTATCCCCCTTAAAAACCATCCTTTTATTTTTTCAAACATTTATAACACCTCATGCTACTTTACTTGTTGCATATCTCATATAACCTTTAATATGCTTTTCAAAACTATATTCAAATGCATCTAATGTATCAATATCAGATGTACCATCGTCGAGTCTCTCATCTTTTCCTTGCTCTTTGGGTTTATCATTCCATACTGCATTTTCAAATGCATCTTCTAAAGTTTTACAATTTCTAGTCATAAAAAAAATACCACATGCCATAAGCATTGTAGTACACCTAATTCTGTCTATTATTTCATTTTTTATACTGTTTCTAACAATAATATGTGGAAACTCTTTATAACACATTTCTTTTATTCCATTGATAAGTGTTTGCTCTGCACTATCAGGATAAATATAATCTACTTGACCATATAAAAATTGAACTTGTATTATAAACTCTTTTACTATTTCTATTAATTGTTTAGGAGTTACACCTTGAGCTGGTATTCTTTTACTTATTAATGATGTAAGTTTAGAATAATTCCTTTTTATTCCACTTGCAACTAAAGTGTGCGCAGAGCCATTACCACCAAAGTCCATTCCAATTTGTATGAAGTCATAATCAGGTTCATCAGTATAAAAGCGTTCTTTATTATTTATATACACTTCATATATAGCGCCCTCAGCTGTACACCATAAACCTAATATATTACGTTTAAAGAATACACCTGTAAACATTCTTTTATATCTATCTTTTACTGCCTCAGATAACGTTAAATTGTCTTCCATAGTAAAATGTAAATATAAAAGTTTCTTTTCTTCTAACTTATCCACAAATTCTAATTTAAACCAATGTTTTGGATTTTTAGGGTTACAGTTAAACCAAAATTTAGAACCTTCTACAGAACATCTTGCTAATCCTTGATCTACAAAACTATATGGCATTAAAGCCACTTCATCAAAAAATATACCAGCTAATGTCATACCTTGTATTAAATCTTGGCTAGCCTCATCTTTTCCGCCAAACAAGTAAAAGTAATTCGTTTTTCCATTTTTACTGACTATTAATAAATTTTCATTTCTTTTATGCTCATATCTATATTTAAGTGAATGCAACTGTTTTTTTAAAGTATTTAGTACATTTCTCTTAAGTGACCCTATTGTTTTACTACATATAGCAAAATCACATTCATCAAAATTTTCCATAGCCCACATTACAAAACTAGGAGCCATTACAACTGTTTTTCCACTTCTTACCGCACCATCTGCTATAATACCATCCATATCGTGAAATGGTGATTTATCATTCCACCAAGTCCATACTTTCATTTGCTTTTTAGAAAATGCTTTCCATTGGAAATTGCCCTTATTTTTCTTCATTCCATATTTCCTCCACTTTTCCATTGAGAGCTTCTATAAAACTATTATCTTCTTCATCTTCTTGTTTTTGTGGTATTATATCTTTTAAATCTTTTAACGCAGACGTTAATTTTTTCACATCGCTTCTATCTATTATACTTGTATGTTTATTGCCAAACATATCAACATGTATATTTAACTGATTTGTAGCTTCCATTATTTTTTTTAATAATTCTTCTGCTACATCATTTATTTTTACAGCAGTATTAGCATCATTTTCAGATTGTTTTTCAATGACTTTTTCTATTGTTTTTGTTGCTTTTTTGTCTTCTTTTTGTCTCTTTTTGTCTTTCCAACCTGATGTACGTTTTCTCGTTGTGCCATTATTATTTATTCCTTTATCTTTTAGAAACGCACTTACACTTTTATAATCACTTAATATATATTCTTCTTCTAATGCTATCCAGTCATATTTTGCCACGCTCCCTCACCTGCTTTATTTTTCTCCAAAGTCACAAATATCATATATAAAATTAACAAAAGTTGTTATCATCCAATTTAATATCCCCAATATTATTGCTATACTAAAAAATCCTGCTATTAATATAACAGGGCTCAGTATTATTAATATAATTATTGTCCACATTGAAATTCACTCCTTATACTTTTACTTCTAAATCTACATTTGTAGTATTTAGTGAATACTTACCATCTACTATATATCTGCTTTCTTGTTGCAAATACACAGTGAAATCTTTTACCTCGTATCTATTACAAAATTTTAATATTTTCTCTTTAATTTCTAGTAATTCCCTATCCATAAAGTTCAATCACTCCTCATCTTCATTTGGTATTGTAAATCCTATAGCGTTTGTATGTTGTTGTTCTTGCTGTTTCCTCCTCATATAATTAATACATTTCTCATCTTGTATATTTAATCTACAACGTATTGTATTACGTTTTTCACAACTCTTACATTGTGTTTCTTTTATCTCTTTTTCATTTATTAAAAAGTCTTTACTTAATTTTTCTCTTAGTATTTCATTATATATATAACTTTTATATTGTTTTGATTTTTTACTCATTTGTTTATCACTACCTTTTTGTTACTCATTTCTTAAAATAAGCATTAAAAAAGTAGCCCAATCTTGGACTACATTGTATTTTTTTATTGTCTGATTTTATTGACTTACTATATTAGCAAGTGTTATAATGTAATTGCTCTTTTCTATTCGTTAGAGTAGAGAGTCTCTTTTATCCTTTTTCTCTGTATCTATTAGAGCAGAAGGGAGGATATTCAATGACTGAATTTACTGACTTTATTGTTGCTATTACTGGATTACTTACAATTATATATACTATAATTGTATTTTTTAGCAACAAACTTAAATAAATGTAAGATTATTCTTAGGCGCTGCTCGGCAAAGCAGGGCTTTCTTTTTTATTATATTCACTTTTTTGACTAAGTATACTAAAAAAGAGAAGATAGTCGGCAAACTATCTTCTGATATTCAATATAACTGAATTTACCCTTTCGAAATGAAAGGAGTGATTAAAATGAGTACATTTTAATCAATGGTTCAACAAGATTACATAAATTGTCTTCTTATTGTACCTACATTATAACATTAATGATATACATTGTCAAGTGTTGTATGTAATCTTGTGAAAATTGTTTGGCACCTCATGAAATTTGTATGAATAATAATAGCACTACCATAATAGATAGTGCTATATAAGAGGTTGATTATAAAAAACTAAGGTTTCCCTTGTTTGCATTCAAAATAATAGCAAAGTATAACATCAGCTTGACGGGTATGTTGCTACACTTGTGGATAAGTATATATACATATACTGAGAGATTCTGTAACTCCCAACTTATATTCTAACTACAGATGATGCATTCCTAAATTTCAGGACTTTTCATATAAGCACCTACGCCTCAACTCCAAAGCCTGTGGAAACATTTTTTGCTTATGCAAATACGCCCCCTGTTCGCGCAGTTCCACTTCTCGCAGCCAAGCCACTTTTGTACCTGTTTTATATTATATTTCAATCGAATTTCATGAAAGGTATCGCAACCCTATAAAACAGTGCCTTATCGCGTTAGAAACGATTATTCAGCCATATTACTTTGCTTAATGTACATTGCCCATACGGGCTGGTGGTAGTAATTAGCGTACTACCAATGCTTTTTTGATCAATTTTTATTAACAAGAAACTTGAATAAGATTTAGTTAATTTCCTTGCTCTTCATTCTTGTAGCTATTATATATTATAACTCCGTAATCCCCAAATTTCAAGCATTTAGTGGGAACTAACTGGGAATATTTCGGGTCTTTTTTTATATTTTCCTTGCAATTCCTCTAAACTTTTCTTTAACTCTTTATTTATATTTCTTTTTGTTCTATATAATATAGTAGCTACTTGTAAAGAAGTCTTATTATACTTATATTTTAGTTCTATTATTCTCTTATGATAATCATCTAAAGTATTTATTAAACTATCTAAATAATCAATATGTGCTTGTATTTTCACTTTTTGTGCTTCAAATTCTTTTATTTTATCTGTATTATTTATTACTTTTCTTTCTATATTAGAGTTCATAAATCCGCTTAGGCCTTATATCTCCATTTACTTCAAAATTGCTTCCAGAAATTGTAACTTCTTCCAATTTTAGTTTTGCTATATCTCTGTCTATTCTTTTTATATCAGACTTATAATCATTATAATTCTCTAATTCTTCTTTAATTTCCATATATCCCCTCCATTTTTTATTCAAATTCATGTCTAGCATCCAAATTATTTGGTATATTGTAAGTGTCTATTACACTTCTAAAAGCGTTATTTTCTTCTTTTAATTCTTTTATTTCTTTTAATAAGCTTGTCTTCTCTTCTTGTAAACTTTTATATTCATTTACTACATAATCTAATTGTTTTTTATCTGCTATAGCATTTATTATAAATAGTATTATAAATATAATTAGTATTGATATTGTGTAGATGTATTTTTTCATCATTATTCACCTCTTAAAATCCTGTTTTTACTGCAAAATATAATAAAGTAATTCCTATAATTTTTGCAATTAATGTAGACCAAAAATTATCTTTTACTATTCTTTCTTTACCGTGCCTTGCTAAATCAATTCCAAGTCCCATAAAATGTAGCATCATTAAAATTATAAAATATATATTCATATTACTTGTCCTCCTTTTTTCTATTATATAAAAAAGCTTTTATATCTCTTTCAAATTCTCTACTTTGTATATATTCATGACAATCAATTATACAATGTGTATCTACAACAGTATGATTATTTATTTCTAAAAAATAACGTCCATACAGGTATCTGACATTGATTTTAGCTTTATATTTTTTACTTAATTCATTTATTTTTTGATCATCTAAAATTTCATCAAAGTTATTTCTTCTTATTACTATAAAATTTTTTACTCCTTCTTTTTTAAATTTTCTTAATAAAGTTATAAGGTCTACATTTTGTATATTCTCTAGTGTTTTCTCTATACTATTTTCTTTCACTTAAAACACCTCGATTTCAATTAAAAATAATGCCTCATTATCTTCTCTTACTTTTTTTTCAGTTATATAAACATTTTTTACTATTGCATTTAATAATTTATCACTTAAAAATTGCATTGGTGTATTTTGATTGATTTTAAAGATTGTTTTTAAACCTTTTTCCTTAGTATCTGTTACAATATCAAAATCACTGTAATTTGTTATATCTATATAATCCTTGACTGTTATTTTATCCATCCTAATTCCTCTACTTTCTTATTTATTGCTTGTAATTCTTTTACATTAAAATATATTGCTTCATTTTCATCATTACTTGCACGTATTGCTTTATCTATTAAATCGAATATTATTTCTCCATAACCATTTTTGTTTTTATATAATTGTATATCTAAATCACCTTTTTTCTTTTCATATTCTAATTTTTCAAACATCTCATCTGCTGTTTTTTCTTTCATATCTTATTCACTCCTTTAAAAATATCTAATTCAAACACCTCTTAATCTTTTCTTATTTCGTTAAAATTATCATCAAACTCTACTTCTGGGCTACTTTCTACTAGAGTTGTTCCTAATCCCCATTGATTGTTTATTATATAATTACTTATAAAAAAGTGAACATTATCTGTTCCAATAACATAAAAGTCATTCGTTTTAGTTCCCATTTTTTCTATTGCATAGCATACTTCTGGCAAACTTTTATTTATATCTCCATACTTATATGTTTTGTCATATCTAAAGGTTAAACTTATATTCTGAATTATTGTTCCTGTATTTTTAGTTCTTTTATTGTAAAATGGTATATGATATAGCATTTTTATTTCTTCTAATTTACTTATGTATTCTTCTTTTGAAGATATTTTATTTTGTATTTCCTCTTCGATTCCTTTTCTTTCTACAGTGATATATCCATAATTAAAAGCTACATCGCTTGGCTTATCATTAAATGGATATTTCTTATTATCCTTATTTTCAAAATCATTTTTAATTCCTAAAAAATCTAATATTTGTTTTGTATTATAAAAATTATATTCTTTCATATCTTATTTACTCCTTTACCACTAAATCTGCTTTGATTAAATCGTATATTACATCTAATTTTACAGTTTCTTTTTTTTCAACACTTGAAAATCTAATTATTCTATCTGATATTACAACGTAAATACACATATCAATTCCTGCTATTTGAGAATATATGTCATCATATTCCAGATTTTTTTGATAAACTCCTCCTGTTTTATAAAATCCGATATTTTTCAAGTTCTTTTAAATCTACATCATCTCTTATTTTTAACATATCTATTCTCCTCCTAATAATTAACTCTAATTATGTAACCGTTAAATTCAGGTAGATAATCTATACTCAGTTTTAAATCTTGCATTTTATCAATTTCATATCTTTCTATTTGCATTCCACCTCTTAAATTTCCCATATGATTAGTTATTGCAAACTTTACTATATTTTCTAATTGCCTAGTATAAACACTAGATTCGGTTTGTTTATCTAATTTTTGTCTTAATCTTCTATTTGATAATCTTTCTGTTTCTAAATCATCTCTTAATTTTATAAGTTCTTTATTTAATCTTTTCACTTTTCCTTTAACACTCATCTTCTCCTCCTAATAACTCTGGATTATCATATATATTTCCAATTACTTCAAATCTTTTGTTTATTTCATAGCAAGCAATACAATGTCCATTTTGTGGATGCGTAAGTATACTATCCCAATATGCTACAAATTTGCCATCTATAAATTTAATTATTGCTTTTGCTTTTCCAAATTTTGTTTGACAATATACTATATCTCCCTCGTATATTTCTTTTCCGTTTTTATCGTGTAGTCCTGTGTATTGTCCTATTGTATTTTTAAAAACTCTTCCATATTTCCCTAAAATTGTTTCATCAGGAGTTATAATATAAGTATCATCTATCCTTATACATAAGTTTCCTTCTGCCCATTCTTTATTATTTACAAGTTTTCCTCTAAACTTTATCTCTCTATTCATCTTCCCCTCCTTTCTTTTTTATAACAATCTTTTATATTACTTTCGCAAGTTTTATATAATAATTTTTTATTTTTATATATCCCATATAAATTATATTTTTCATATTCTTTTATTAATTTTTTCTCAATCATATTCTACCTCTAAACTATTTCCAAATTCTGCAATACATATTGCATCTGCTTCATCGTCATTTACATCAATGTTATAAACATCTTTAACATGTTGTATTGCATTTGCTTTAAGTTCTTTCCTACATTTTCCTTTTATGCCACATACACTACGCCATGTACTAGGTCTAGTTTGTACTACAAGTAACTCTCTTTTTCTAAATTCTGTAAGTAAATGATATAGTAGTCCTGATAATGCCTTTGTTGTACTTGCACTCCTTGTTACTGCTAAATCTTCTATAACTATAAATTCTACCTCTTTAGCTTTTATAATTTGCTTTATATGTTCTTCTATGTAGATGATTTTATCAATTAAATCGGCTTTTTTGGGCGTTTTTATAGTTCCATAGCTAATCAATTTATCATTATCCAGAACTGCATATCCTGTACTTGTAGTACTTGTGTCTAAACCTAATATTTTCATTTGTATATCCTCCATTTATCATATATCAATGATTGTTTATCTATATTTTCATATTTGCTATATAAGTAATCACAACAATAGTTATTTATATCTACACGTTTTTGTATGTCATTGCCATTGTCCAAATTACCATGGCATTTTGTACATAATAACACGCCATTTTCTTTGCAACCTTTTCCACCATGTGCACGACTTACAAATACATGTGCTATTCCTAATCCAAATGTACCACCACAATATATACACCTGTTATTATCTCTTGTGTATATTTCTTCTCTTGTTTTTTTATCAAATTCACAAAATTTACTTCTTTTGCTCATCTTTTTCACCAACGATTTGATAACACGCCTCTCTTACTTCATTTTTAATTTCTTCAGTAGTCCACTTTTTGCCACTTACTCTAAACTCTTTAGGTACTCTTTCTTCATAACCTACATAATCTCCACAATGTGCGTAATCCCATCCAATGTACCAAGCTTTTGTTTCATCGTTCTTTGCCTCAAATGGTAAATAATTATTAGAATATGTTAGGCCGCCATGCACATCAACGTCTATTTCTTCATAATCTTTCTCAAAGTATTTACTATTTATAGGTATCATTATATATGCACATGGATGAGTTCCATAACTTACAATCCAATAAAATAATCCAAAACACATTCCATGTTCCAAAATATCTATTTTTCTTTCAAAACTGTATTTCATTTCTTTCATTATTTCTTCATCTCCTTATAACTCATACTTGATAGCTTCTATTTTCTTCTTTAAAGCATTTTGTTTTGATTCTATACTCTCATATGCTTTTTTAAATCTAAATAGCTTAGAACCTAATTCTGCTAGTTTCTTACTATCTTCTTTTACATATTCTTTTGCCATAGCCTCAAAATAACTCATAGCTGGTGCTTTTTCTGTATTTGTTTCTTGCCATTGTTTCCTTTGCATATATATTTGTTTATTCTCAGTTATACTTATTTCAGTTTTTAATAAATCATGTTCTCTTTGTATTCTTGCAATCATTTCACCTAATAAGAAATTCATATTTGCATATATTTCAATATTCTGAGCTATTTGGTATGGTGTATCTGTTTCTTTGTTTAGCTTTTCTTGTAAACTTGCGTATGTTATTCCTATAGATTGACTATCTGCATTTTCTATTGTAAACGGATTAAACATATATACCTTTTCAAATTGTTCCATATTTCCTCCTAAAATACAGGCACCCTCATACTCATTTTGCTACGTATAAAAGTGCCGTTTTTTTATTTAATTTACTGTATCAATGCTATATTTTTATTATCCGTCTTATTAAAAAAATAAAATTGCTTATTATAATTAGCTTTATCTATAAATGCTTTTAATTCAAATACATCTTTAAACTTTATTTTCTTAAAATTTCTATTAATCTCTTTAAAATTAATATCTTCCAATTCATCTTCGTCATAGTCTTCTTTATTAATTTCTTTTATTACATCAAAATCAATTGTTTTGTTTTCAATATCTATAGTAACCCTTGCTTCTTCCCAGTATCTATTTTCTTGCATTCCTTCTTCAGAAATTTCTATTATTCCTTCATTTCTTCCTTTACATTCTTTTAAAATTACATTTTCATAAATTAATCCGATTTTTTTTATTGTTTCTTTCATTTCACTTTCGTTTATACCTGCGCCTGTCTCTTCTAATAGCCTTATTGCAAATAACGTATCCTTATCAGTTACATTTTCTACTTTATATTTTTTTATATAATTAAAATTATTTATAATTTTAATTGCTAAATTTACTGCGCAATTTGAGTAGCCACTCCAATGATAATAGCTATTTGCTAATAATTTGTTGTTCTTTACAATTTCTATATTTAATATTTGTCCCATACTTATCCCCCTATTATTTAATTTCCTTTGTTATATCTACTCCACTATCTAAGTAATAATCTATAATTGCATTTCTTTTTATTTCATCATCTCCAGCTTGCTTTAATGCTAAAATTCCAAATTTATACATACTTGATTTATACACAATTTCTTGATTTTCCGGTACAACATCTTTAATTTTAGGATTTTTATTATACAATTTATGCCAGTCAGAAGAAGTGTTATTTATAGTTTTTAATTTATTTTCAAGCATTCCTAATTGTTGATAATTTAGTTCTTCTAATTCTGTCCAAGTTTGATTTCTAACCGCTATTTCTAGCTCCTTTTTTACGATTCCTTGTTTTCTCATCAATTCCCCAATTGCACCTTTTATTATTGTTATAGCATCCATTTCACTTATATAAATTTTGTCATAGATTTCAATTTTTTTATTTGCTATTCTGTAATCTTCAACTTTTTGCATTTCTTGCTCACTTGCAATACCTCCATCAATTCCAAAGCCCGCAAATCCTAGTACTCTTCCTACTGCAGATGTTTCACAATTTTCTATCATAGAAACACTGTTAATTGATCCACTTTTAGTTTCTCCTGCATGTCCAGTTGCCAAAATTTCATTCTCTTCGTTATACACAATTGCTTTCATTCGTATACTATTTTCTGTTATCTCTTGTATTTCAGTTTCAATTCTTCTATTAGGATATATTTTTCTATATGCTAATACTCTTTCATTTACACCAGCGTATTTTGTTATTTTTTCTCCATCTTTACTTTTTCTTTTTATATCTATTGTTTTTATTTCACTATTAGCTTTTTCTATATCTTTGTATTCAACCATCTAAATTACGCTCCTTTCATATTCACTGTTTTGATACTTTAATTCTCTATCACATTCTCTATTAAAAGCTTGCATATACTTTTCAGCTGTTTCTTCTAACTCGCTTTTTGCTTCTTTTAGTGTTTCTAATATTTCTTTATATTCATCAACTCCATTTAGTTCATCAATTGCTAATTGTATGTTGTCGTATGCATTTTCATATATTTCAACTAGTTCTCCATTAGTCCATTTCATACTCTTCACCTCTATATTTTTTTAAATCTATACTTGTAGGTAAATCATATTTATCACAAGTTTTTTTAGTTATAATTGCTAAATGTTTAATATATTGTTTAACTGTCATAATTACCAAATCCTTTCAAAAATGTGTACACTTTTTCTTTGCTTGCTTGCACATCACTATCACTTACACTATCATTATCATGTACACTATCACTATCACGTTCATTATCATTATCATTATCATTATCATGTTCATTATCGGTATTTTTGGTATTTTTTTGTATACCATTTTTACCACTGGTATTTTTGGTATTTTCTTTATTCCATCTTTTACGTATATTTTTTTTATTTCTTTCTACTACTTTTTGATATTTTTCTTTATTTCTATCTAACGCATTTTTTATAGGTATAAAAACTAAATTTAAAGTCTTACTTAGCTTAGGAGATTGTCCTGTGCTTTCATATTCAAATATAGCTTTTATAAGTTTTCCTGCTTCGTTATCAGATAGAGTTTCAAATATTTCTTTTTGTTCTAAATACAAAATAAAACTATCTTTCATTTCAACCTCCCTTGACATATGTGATATAATGTAAATATAAGTATTTATCAAATGGTATTTATATTTTAGAAGCTGTTTTACTTTCCACGGTAGTAGCTTCTAATTTTTGCTTTAAGTTATATACTTCATCTTTATATCTAAATAATTCTTCTGCTAAACATTTTTCGTATCTTTCTGACGCTTTAATATGTTCTTGTAGTTTTAAATTTTCTTCTATTAACATTTTCTTTTCTTGGTGTAATTTAGCTTTACTCTTTAAATAATCAAACATTACTTTTCACCTCTTCCTTTACTAATCTATATACTGTAATTTCTCTATTTGTAATGTAATCGTAAGTTTTACCTATTTCTTCTATTTTTCCTTTATCTTTTAATTCTGTACACCTTGGTGCTATATAATTTCTTTCATTAAAATTTAAATTATTCATTAATTCCCTAACAGATAAACCTTTAGGATAAACTTTTTCTAATTCATTTATTATTTGTGAATATCTTATTTTTCTTTTCACTTTTAAATTACTCTCTGCTCTTGTTTCCTTAGTTATCACTTTATCACCTACCCCTCTAACACAAATTTTTCTATCTCATTGTAAATACTGTAGCCTTTTCCAAATATCTTTTTTGTTATTTGATATACCGCTGTTTGTATTACTCCAGTAAATACTACTCCAATTAATACAGCTCTTATACTTGCTATTAGTATTGCAAATATTAATTCTCTATTACTTATTAGATAATTGTACATTTATATCACCCCCTTATTTTAAAACAACACCTCGTTTAAATAATTCGTCTATATGACATTTAGCAAGTCGTTGTTCTTTTCCTATGTCTACTATTTTGTTTTTTAATAGTTTTGTAAATATTTTAGCAGTTTCTCTTTCACTCATATTGTAATGTTCTTGTGCTTCTTTTCTCGTATAAAAAATTTCTTCTTGTTTATTGAAATTCATTTTTCCTAAGTTGCTATTAAATAATTTGAGTTGCTCTATAAGTTCATCAACTTTAATGCTATTTATTAAAATCATTTGATTATCCATATTTTTCACCTCCTTGCTACCTTTTTATAACTTTTAAAGTTAGTCATTGTTCAAAAAAAATTCTAGTGGAATGTTAAATGCCTTAGAAATCTCATAAGCTTCTTTTAAAGAAAACTTTATTTTTCCTTGTTCTTTTCTAAAATATGTATTTTCATATTCACTATCTAAAAATTTCATAAAATTTTTTACAGGAATTTTATTTTTTTGTCTAAATTCTCTTAATTTAATTAACATGTTATCACCTTCCTAACTTATGACGTTATTTTATAACATTTAAAGTTAGTTGTCAATACTTTTTTTAGCTTTTATAACATTTTAGGTTAGTTATGTTGACTAACCTTTTAAGTTATATTATAATATAAACAAATAAATTTTTAAAAAAATTCGGGTGATGGAATGAATATAGGAGAAAAAATAAAAGAATTAAGAGAAAAAAATGGTAAAACTCAATTAGATGTTTCTAAAGCCCTTGATGTTACATATCAAACTATTTATAAATATGAAAAAGGTATTGCTGTTCCACCGGCAGATGCAATACTAAAATTAGCTGAATATTTCAATGTAACATCAGATTATTTGTTAGGCAGAACTGACACATCTAATACTGTAAAAGAAATAGACAAAAAACTAAAAGAAAATAATTTACATATTGCAGCTAATTCTAAAGTAGATTTAGGTAAATTAGCAAAACTAGATGATAAACAAGCTAAAATTATTAATAATTTAATTGATGATTTTTTAGAAGATGATGATTAAGAAAATTTTTGTTCGACAAATTGTGACAAATTATAACATTTTATTTCTGATATAATGTTATTATTAATCGAAAGGATGATTTTTATGGAATTTGAGGAAAAATTAAAAAAATTTGCAGATAGAATTAATAAAATTAAAAATACTATCTCTACTGAAGAAGCTACTAAAACTTCTTTAATAATGCCTTTTTTTAGCATTCTTGGATATGATGTTTTTAATCCAAATGAGTTTACTCCAGAATATATTGCAGACGTTGGCATAAAAAAAGGTGAAAAAGTCGACTATGCAATTATACTTGATGATGAAGTTAAAATACTTATAGAAGCAAAATCTGTAAATGAAGATTTGAAAAGGCATAGTTCTCAATTATTTAGATATTTTGGAACTTCTCCAGCAAAACTTGCAATACTTACAAATGGTGTTATTTATAAATTTTATACAGACTTAGATGAAACAAATAAAATGGATTCTACACCTTTTTTAGAAGTTAATTTATTAAATTTGTCAGATAATTTGATTTCTGAGATAAAAAAATTCAGCAAAGAAAATTTTAACACAGAAAATATAATGAATACGGCTTCAGATTTAAAGTATTCAAATAGCATAGAAAAAGTTTTAGATGAAGAATTTGCAACCCCTTCTGATGATTTTATAAAATTTATTTTAAGTAAGGGGGTATATGATGGTGTAAAAACACAAAATGTAATTGATAAATACAGACCTATTTTAAAAAAATCATTATCATCCTTTATAAACATATTAATAAATAAACGACTACAAAATGCGTTAAATACAAATGATGAGAAAAAAAACAATATTGAAAATGAAAATAATGATAATAATGATGGTATTATTACTACAGTAGAAGAATTAGAAGGATATTATACTGTTAAATCTATATTAACAGAAATTATTAATCCTGAAAAAATATTTTATAAAGACACTTATAGTTATTTTGGTATATTATATGATAATAAAGTTACAAAATGGATATGTAGAATATTTATAAAAGATAGTTGTAAATATGTTATAATCCCAAACGATAATAAAGAAGAAATAAGATATGATATAGAAAAAATCTCAGATATTTATCAACTAAAAAGTCATTTAATTAATAGATTAAATACATTTTTAAAATAATAACAAAAGTTAAAAGCACTACAAAATCAGTAGTGCTAATATATAACCAATCAAAAGAACAAATGTTTATATCCTTGGGAGGTACAAATGAAAAATTTAGATAATTTATATAACTTAACAGAAAAAGAAAATATAAAAGTTAAGAAAAAAGATTTTGAAGAGTTTCAAGCAAATGGCTTATGTTTATATAATACTAAAAAATGTAATATTTACTTAAACAAGGACATAGAAACTGAAACTGAAGAAAAATGCGTACTGGCTGAAGAAATTGGGCACTATAAAACCGGAATAGATTTTAATTTATTAAGTACTGATAAAGAATATGATAAAATTACACGTTCTATAAATGAATTTAGAGCAAAAAAATGGGCTGTTAATGAACTTATACCTTTTGAACAATTTAGGCGATTTTTGGATACAAATTACACCAAATTTGAAATTGCAAATGAAATAGGCGTTACAGAAGAATTGTTAGATATTGCTTGTTTTATTTATGAACCTATGTTATATGATGAAAGGAAGTGA